ATAGGAATAGAAATGGATGAGAATTATTTTGAAATAGCTAAAAATAGAATTAACTTAAATAAATAAATATGACTAAAAAAACAGAGTTCAGACCAAGACTAAATAGTTTTGAAAACAATTTAATTAATGATTATAGAAGTAGTAAAGAAACAAGGGTGTTAGCTATTGGAGATTTGCACGAACCTTTTACTTTAAAAGAATACTTAAACCACTGCAAAGATACATACGAGAAATACCAATGTAATAAGGTAGTATTTATTGGTGATGTTATAGATAATCACTATTCAAGTTATCACGAATCAGACCCGAACGGCTTAAGTGGTGGAGATGAATTAGAATTGGCTATAAATAGATTGCAGCGATGGTATAAAGCGTTTCCAAAAGCTACGGTAACAATTGGTAACCACGATAGATTAATAAGACGTAAAGCGTTTACAGGCGGTATTCCTAAACAATGGATTAAAGAGTATGCAGAAACTTTAAACGTTCCTAATTGGGTATTTACAGATAGAGTTGTTATCGATGAGGTGCAATATATTCACGGTGAATCTGGTAGAGCATCAAAGAAAGCTAAAGATGATATGATGAGTACTGTGCAAGGGCATAGACATACGGAGATGTTCACAGAGTATATAGTAGGGGCTAATTATAAGGTCTTTGGTTGCGCAGTAGGTTGCGGTGTTGATAATACTTCTTATGCAATGGCATACGGTAAGAACTTTAAAAAGCCTGGTATTGGTTGCGCTGTAATCTTTGGAGGTGAGTATGCTCTTAATATACCAATGGATTTATAAATTAAACAAAGTTTTATTAGGTAGAATGAAAGGAAAGTATTAAATTTGACAAACGAAATATAACAATGATAAGAGATTTACAGACAAGCGAAAACATAATAGAACACTTAGAAGAATTGCATAGCGATTACAATAGAAGTAGGCATAAAAATTTAGTACAACAATTTATAACATTTTGGGAAGCTAAATACATTTATAAGTTAAAACAAGAATTAGAATTAATAAACAATTAAATAAATAAAAATGGAAGTACAAGGTAAAATTAAGATTATTGGAGAAATTAAAACGTATGGTGCAAAAGGTTTTAGAAAAGCTGAATTAGTATTAGACGTAACAGAAAAGCCAGAATACCCTCAATTCGTAAATTTAGAGTTTACACAAGATAATACAGACTTATTATCTAAGTTTAAAGTAGGTGATAGTGTAAATGTATCAATCAATTTAGGAGGCCGTCAGTGGATTAACCCACAAGGTGAAGCTAAGTATTTTAATAGTATTACGGGTTGGAGAATTGAAGCAGCTGGTTTAGATGCTAAAGAAATTGCAACTGTTGGAACTTTTGTAGCAGAAGAAGAACAATCAGATTTACCATTTTAAATTATAACTTAACCGCTTATTTAATTATAGGCGGTTACTGTTAAGAAGTAGTTTTTTAAGTATGTTTTAATTTGTTATATTTAACAAAATTAATACAATGTTTGAAAAGATATATCAAGACCACGCTAAATGGATAAATACTACACTTAAATTTGGATGCACTAAAGAAGAAGCTGAGGATATTGTAGGTAATATGTATGTAATTATCGGTACTATGCTTAATAAGGGTTTAAACATATCCTATGGTGATGAGGTTAATTACTATTATATCTATAAAACTTTAAAAACATCATTCTTGCAGATGTATAATAGAAAGAAGAAGGAGAAAACAATATCTTTAGATTCTATGTTAGATGTTCAATTCATTCACGAAGATAAAGAAGTAGATACTAAGTTAAATGTAATTTTAAACAATGTACTAAACAACCACGAAGACGAGTATATCGATTATAATGATATGCGTAATATAGTTGATAAGAATTTAAGTAAGATGCATTGGTACGATAGAAAGGTGTTTGAAATGATACAAGATGGATATACTATTACAGAACTATCAAAAAAAACTAATATTTCTTATCATTCTCTTTACAACACTTACAGAAAAACAAAGCAGAAATTAATTAAAAAAGTATTAGAATGAAATTAGGAAATCTAATAGAAAGAATAACGTACTACACAGGTATTAAATACATTTGGAAAAAGATATATCCTAATTGTAAATGTCAAGAAAGACAAGAACAATATAACGAAATAAATTTATGGGATTAGACGATTTACAATTAGACAAACAAACTTGGTTAGAAGTTAAATCAAGAATAGTAAATAAAATTACTAATGCTGATTACAAGATACTCTGCCAACTACACGCAAAATACTTTAATCATAAGTATAAAGAGCCGTGTACTTGCAATAAAGAGAATTTAAGAAATTGGATTAAAGAAGTAGATAATAAACTAAATATATAAATATGGAAATTAAATTAATAAAAGAGAAAAAAGACTATTACACATTAATAATTGATGGTGTTGAGATAATTAAAAAACAAGAAAGAACCATTTTCAGACATATTTTACAAACAATTGATAACGGCATAGACTGCTAAAATATATAAATTATGAAACAAGAATATATATTCTCCTTTTACGGACAAACAACAAGAACCGAAATAAAGCATCCTAAATGCTTTCAATCTGGGAAAAAAGCAAAATTAGTAGAAACAAATTACCATTGCAGAAAAAGCGTTTACTTAAATTTGACAGAAGAAGAAAACAGTTTTTTATCTAGAAATATTTCTTTAGAAGATAGTTTGCTTCATCGATTAACATTTGCTAATTGGGACGAATCTATTTTACACGAAGCAATAGAGAAAAACCATAAACCAAACTCAATGCAGTTAGAAATAGGTTCTCCTAATATATCTTATATAGCTACATCAAAAGAGAAAGATGGTTATTAACTTGTAAAAACAAATAGAGATGAATAAAAAGAAACATACAGTTAACGAACGCATTTCAATACTAGAAAAGATGTGTTATAAATTAGCGATAGAATTAAACGCTGTTATTACTGCTATTAATATGACGGTTAAAGATAAACAAGAACCTAAATAAAATACTTGCTATTTCTTATTATATAATTAGGAATCAATAATGATTTTAATTGATTATGGATAATAGAAAAAATAATAAGGGAGTAGTTGGAAAGGCTGGGCGTAAATCTAAGGCTGAGGAAATGCAATTAATAGAATTGCTAAATACTCACATAGATAAAGATAGTGTTATACTAAAGTTAAAGGAATTTATAGAAGATGATAATTTAAAAGCACTTGAAATTTATATGGCTTATATGTATGGCAAACCTAAAGAAACTAAAGACGTAACAATTACATCAGAACAACCGTTATTCGACTTGTAATGTTTCAGACAACAACTGCAATAAGAAAATTACACGCATTAACTAAGCGTAAAAAAGTAATTCAAGGGGGTACTTCGGCTGGTAAAACATTCGGAATACTCCCTATACTTATTGATAGATGTTTAAGAACTCCAAACTTAGAAACGAGTGTAGTATCTGAAAGTGTTCCTCACTTGCGTAGGGGTGCTGTAAAGGACTTTCTAAAGATAATGATGTACACTAACAGGTACAAAGATAATCAATGGAATAGAAGTACCTTAAAATACACTTTTAACAATGGTAGTTACATTGAGTTCTTTTCAGTAGAGCAACCAGATAAATTAAGAGGTGCAAGAAGAAATGTATTATACGTTAATGAAGCAAACAACGTACCATTTGAAGCATACAATCAACTCGCAATAAGAACAAGCGGAGATATTTGGATTGACTTTAATCCTACTGCAAACTTTTGGGCGCATAAGGAAGTTGCTAACGAAGATGATGCTGATTTTATTACACTTACTTACAAAGATAACGAAGCACTATCACAAACAATAGTTGAAGAGATAGAACTCGCAAGAGATAAAGCAAAGACATCTGAATATTGGGCTAATTGGTGGAAGGTTTATGGACTTGGTCAAGTAGGTTCTTTAGATGGTGTATGTATAAAACAATGGAATGAAATAGAACTACCATTAGAAGCGAGGTTATTGTGTTACGGAATGGATTTTGGTTATAGTAATGACCCTACAACGTTGATAGGATTGTATAAGTACAATGATGCTTATATCTTTGATGAAGTAATCTACCAAAAGAAACTATTAAATAGTGATATATCTAATCTACTAAGCGATAATAATATTACAGAAGTAATCTATGCAGATTCAGCAGAACCGAAATCAATAGCAGAACTAAAAACATACAGACATAAAGTTATGCCTTGTACAAAGGGTAAAGATTCTATTGTTTATGGTATCAATCTAATAAATCAAAATAAGATATTTATAACAAGCAGAAGCACAAACTTAATCAAAGAGTTACAATCTTATACTTGGGCAAAAGATAGAGAAGGAAATACAATTAATAAACCAATTGACGCTTTTAACCATTGTATAGATGCTGCTCGTTATGCTATGAGTTCACAATTAGAAACACCTAACAAGGGTAAATACTTTATAAGATAATGAGTAACGAGCAAATGATTTCTGTAATTGAGTGCTTTATACATCATAGAACGGGCAAAGAAATACGAATTGCAAAACCAAGAACACCTCAACAATATTTGTTACTATCACAAGCATACGAAAATTGTATAGGGTTTTTTATAAAAAGTTAAATTAATAGTATTATATAATTATGAAGTTAGAAATCCAAGTACCGACATCACTAGACGAAATTACACTAGGACAGTATCAAAAGTATTTAAAGATAGCAGAAGCGAATCCAGATGGTAATTTCTTAGATGCTAAGATGATTGAAATCTTTTGTGGTATTCCATTGAGTGAAAGTTATAAGTTAAAGATGAGTAGTGTAACCGCTATAATAGATATTTTAAACGACTTGTTAGATTCAAAACCTTCACACGTTGAGCAGTTTGTTTTGGATGGTGTTACCTATGGTTTTATTCCAGACTTAGACGAGATGAGTTTAGGGGAATATATTGATTTGGATAACAATGCTTCTAAGTGGGAGAATATGCACATCGCAATGAACGTGCTTTATAGACCCGTTAAGGATATAAGAAAAGAAAAGTATAATATAGTAGATTATAATACATTGAACCCCGATAAGATGAAAGATACACCAATGTCTGCGGTTACAGGAAGTCTTTTTTTTTTCTTGAATTTAGGAATAGAACTCTCGAATCATACGATACTTTATTCGAGCAAGGAGGAGGAGATGGAAGCTATACATCAGAAGCTAATTTCGGAAGGAAATGGGGTTGGTATCAATCAATTTATGGACTCGCTAACGGGGATGTTGAGCGATTTGAGAATATCACTAAATTAAATGTACATCAATGCTTTACGATGTTATCATTTTTAAAAGAAAAAGCAGAATTAGAAGCACGAAGAATTAAAAGTAAGTTTTAAATGAAAGGATTTTATCAAGTTACCCAAGCAATTAAAGACCAACTATTAGCAGACGAAAATGTTAATACGGTTACTACTGGTGATATTACTAAAATAGATTTAGGTAAGCAATCAATATTTCCTTTATCTCATATCATAGTTAATAATGTAGGTAACGAAGATAATATACTACGTTTTAGTATGTCGGTTTTATCTATGGATATTGTAGATGTTTCAAAAGAAGAAACAGTAGATATATTTGTAGGTAATAATAATGAGCAGGATATACTTAACACGCAATTAGCAGTACTTAATAAATTAGTTCAAGTGTTAAGGGGTGGCACGATATATCAAAACCAATATCAGTTGGATGGTAACCCAAACTTTGAACCTTTTTACGATAGATTTGAGAATGAGATGGCGGGTTGGGCCTTAACGTTTGATGTATTAGTGCCTAACGATATTTCAATATGTTAAGCAATGTAGAAAAAGAATTAAAGAATTTTGCTAAGTATGTAGTTACAAAATCAAGAATGAATCTGCGTACTTCTGATAAAAACGTTTCTGGAAAATTAGAAAAAAGTTTAGATTCAGATGTTAAAGTAAGTAAAAACAGTTTTCAGTTAACTTTCATAATGGAAGAATACGGAGTGTTTCAAGACAAAGGTGTAAGGGGTAAAACATCAAGCACTAAAGCACCTAATAGTCCTTTTAAATTTGGAAGTGGTAAAAGTAGTGGAGGTGGAGAAGGATTAACTAAGAGCATTAATAAGTGGGTTAAAAGAAGAAGGTTTCAATTTAGAGATAGAAAGAGCGGTAAATTTTTGAGTTATGATAGTACTGCTTTTTTAATTAGTAGGAGTATTTGGAATAAAGGAATTGCACCAAGTTTATTTTTCACTAAACCATTTGAGAAAGCATTTAAAAATATAGACAAAGATTTAATTAAAGCGTTTAAGTTAGACGTAGAAGCATTAATGACAAATAGCATAAACAATAAATAATGGCAATAAATTTAAGAAGTCCTTACTACACAGGAACAGCAATAGCAACTACTGCTTATGCTACTTTAGATATATCTATTTGGGAGGGTTCAAGTGCAAGTCCTGTAACAGCTCAATACAATTTAAGAAAAAGTATTGTAGGTGCAAACGTAAATGTGTATTTTGAAATATCTGAATTAATAAGGGATTATATTGATGTTAATTTTGACGGTAATTATGTAGGGCAAACCGTTTGGGTTAAAACAGTTCAAACAGTTTACAATTCATCAAACGTAGTTATATCAATAGCGCCATTTACTCAAATAGCTTACGATAGTTATTCTTATTTTGAAGAACCAGAATTTAATATTCTTAATAACTCTGTACTTATTGATAACAGAGAAATATTTGCCTTAGAAGATAATTTTTTTAGAGTTCCTATTAATACTAAAAACAATCCATCAGTTGTATTTTACAACAATAGTGAAATAGTTTATTCAGATACACTTACTAATAGTAATAATAGTTCTAATCAAATAAAATATATTTCTATTAATGGAAATGATTCTAATTTTGATACATATTTTGAAAGAGTTGTAGAGAGCGGTGGAACTTACGAAGATAATATTTGCATACAATCATTTATAAATAGTTATTCTATTGGTCAAGTTGATAAAATAATTGTTTCGGCTGATTATTACGGAAATGAATTAATTATTAACGGAGATTTTGCAACACCTTATTATTGGTCAATAGAAGCAAGTGATACTATTTCTGGAGGTAAATTAAATATAAGTGGAGCAGGAGAAAGACGTTCAACTATCTTTGCACCAATAACAGGTAAAACATACGTTCTTACTTTTGAGATAACAGATTATACTTCTGGAGATATAAGTGTATATGATGGTGGTTCTGGTGTTAATTTATCTGGCAGCCTTAATGCAACTGGAACTTATACTTATACCTATACGCAGACACAGACAGCAAATAACGGTCTTAATTTCTTTGTACCTACTGGATTTGTAGGCTCAATAGACAATGTATCTATCGTAGAATCTTTTGGTATTAAAACAGATACTATAACAGTTAAAACAATAGAAGAATGTAAATACGAACCTAAGAAGGTTACGTTTATAAATAGGTTTGGAGCGTTGCAAGATATGTATTTCTTTAAAAAGTCAGTTGAAAAAATGTCTGTTAAAAAAGAATCTTACAATGCAAATATTTTAGATGCAAATTACCAGTATAATATAAGTAATCACACTAAAAGAGATTTCAATATTACTGCAAACGAATCAATTTCTTTAAGTAGTGGGTTTTTAAGTGAAGAATATAACGAAGTATTTAAACAGTTGATGTTATCTGAAAAGGTTTGGATTACCAATGTAAAAGAAGGAGTTGAGCAAGTGTTACCAATCAATGTAACTACGTCTAACATCACTTATAAGACATCTTTAAATGATAGACTTGTAGAATATACAATAGAGTTTGATAATTCTTTTAACGTTATAAACAACATAAGATAGATGCAAAAATTACAATTGTATATTGAAGGTCAAAGAGTAGAAATGTTTGAAGATGAAACTGTATCTTTAACTCAATCTATTCAAAATGTTAGAGATATTTCTAAGATATTTACAGACTTTTCTAAGACTTTCAGTTTACCAGCATCTAAAACTAACAACAAGATATTTAAACATTATTATAATTATGATATAGTAGGGGGTTTTGATGGTAGAACTAAAAAAGATGCGTTAATAGAATTAAATTCATTACCATTTAGAAAAGGTAAAATAAAATTAGATGGTGTTGATTTAAAAAACAATGTTGCACATACTTATAAAGTTACTTTTTTTGGTAGTACAGTTACATTAAAAGATTTATTAGGAGAGGACAAGCTAAGTAATTTAAACAGTTTAAACTCATTGAATCAAATTTATTCTCCTGCTGATATTCTTGCAGGTTTAAAACTAAATCCATTAACAAATGATGTCGTAGTGCCTTTGATTACACACACAGAAAGGTTGTTATATGATTCTACAAGCGGACATCCTCACGGGGTTAATTTTACAGGTAATTTATTTTGGCAGACAGGTCATCCAGACCACGGTGTAGGTTGGGATGAATTAAAATATTCCCTAAGAATACATAATATAATTGAAGCAATTCAAACAAGATACGGTTTTGTATTTAGTGACGATTTCTTTAGTACTTCAAACGAAAGATATTATAAATTATTTATGTGGTTACATAGAAAAAAAGGTAATGTAATTGCAGGAAATCAAATAGTAGAATTTACTAAATTAGTTGATGGGTGGGTTGCTAATGATGGAGAAATTTTAAGTATGATAAATTCATCAACTGCTAGAATATTAAATAATACGCCTTTACAATGGATTGATAGTTTTGAGTTAACACTATCAAGAAGCACTAGTGAACCTTACAATGTTTCTGTATTAAGAAATGGCATTGAGGTTTATCAAGAGTCTAATATAACAGTTCTTAGTCGTATAATAGATTTAAAACCTTATGCTCAACCTGGCGCACAATTTAATGTTGTTTTAACTTATGGAACTGCTTTTTCTTTTACAGATATTGAGTGGGAATTTAGTTATACTTATGAAAACGAGCCTACAACAATTGATACTTTTTCAACGGGTACTTTTAGTGTTAACGCTGAATTTCAATTTATTATAACTGGACAAATACCAGATATTAAAATTATTGATTTTTTAACTGGGTTATTTAAAATGTTTAATTTAACAGCTTACGTTGAAAATAATACTGATATAATAAAGGTTTTACCGTTAGATGAATTTTATGCTAACTATAATTCTTATGATATTAGTAAATACATATCGACTGATAGTAGCGGCATAAACGTTGCTTTACCTTATAGAGAGGTTTCTTTTTTTTACGAGGATACAAATACTTTTTTAGCAAAAACTCACAACCAATTAGAGGGCATTGACTGGTCAAGAATTGATTATACGCAGTCAACAATAGACGAAAAAGCAATTGACGGAGAATTGTATGGCGTATCCTTACCTTTTTCTATTTTAAAATATGAAAGATTATATGACAATTCTGATAATAGCTTAACAACAATACAATGGGGATATTGTGTAGACGATAATCAAGACCCTTATATTGGTATGCCCGTTTTATTTTATCCAATATTAAATGCTATTCAAGATAACGGAGTTTCTAAATCAATTAGTTTTATAGATGGAGTTGGTACGCATAGTCAATTATCTGGAAGTATTGTAATGCCATCAAACGCTGTAAATTTTTCAACGGATGTAACTACTGCAAATATTAATTTTAACGCAGAAAGAAACGAATATCAAAATATTGATTTTACAAATACTTTGTTTAAAACATTTTACGAAAATTATATTACAAGTGTATTTAATGAACAAAATAGGCTTACAAAGGTTACTGCTTATTTGCCTTTGAGAATATTATTAAAATACAGTTTAGCTGATAGGTTTATAATAAACAATAGAAGTTTTAAAATCAACTCAATAAATACAAACTTAAACACAGGCAAATCTGAAATTGAATTGCTAAATGATATATGATAAAAGAAGTTTTATTTCTGTTAAAAGAAACGGATTGTAAATCTGAGATTGTGCAATTAGCAAAGGGAAAAAACAAGTTTCCAGATAGTTTTAAAGAAGTGTTTACAAGACAAAAACAAGAGTTGAAATGGAAAAAATAATTGTAGAGTTAGAAGCAAAAACAGACAAAGCCTTAAAAGGTATTGAAGGAGTTGCGAAAAGTGTAGAAGGTTTAAATAAAGAAGTTGTTAATTCAAATAAAGATACTGCTAACGCTCTTAAAGGTGTTAAAGGTGCTTCTGAGTCTGCTGCAAAAGGAATCAAAGCAGTGGGTAGTTCTTTAAAAGCTATTGGTATTGGTTTAGTAATTGCTGCTTTATCTACTTTAAAAGATTTATTTTCTCAAAATCAAAAAGTTGTAGACGCAGGTAGTGTAGCATTTGAAACTATTGCGATTGTTTTAAGGCAAGTTACAGATGTTATTAGTGATGTATTTAAAAAAGTATCAGAAGCTACGGGTGGTTTTGATGCGTTGCAAAAGGTTATAGGCGGCGCATTAACTATTGCGTTAAGTTCTGTGTTATTAGTTATTCAAGGTGTTACTTTAGGTGTTAAGACCGCTCAGTTAGCTTGGGAAAATTCCTTTTTTGGTGGTAAAGATAAAGACAAAATTAAAGAATTAAATTTATCAATAACAGAAACACAAGAAAAATTAATTGAAACTGGTAATAAAATTAAAAATGCGGGTAAAGATATTGCTACTAATTTTGTAGAAGCACTTGGAGAAGTTGGTTCTTTAGCAGTAGGAGTTGTAGATGCAACAACTAAAGCAATTGAAGAAATAGATTTAAAACAAGCGTTAGCAGATGGTAAGCGTTTAGCAAATTCTAAAAAGAACTTTGAAAGATTAGCACAAGAACAAACGAGATTAGTTGAACAGTATGATTTACAAGCAGAGCAACAAAGACAAATAAGAGATGATGAAAGTAAAAGCATTGCTGATAGAATAAAAGCAAATGAAGATTTAGGTGCAATATTAGTAAAACAAAACGAAGCCGAAAAGAAAACAGTACAAGCAAGAATAAACGCATTACAACAAGAAGCTAATTTAAAAGGTAAAACTGTTGAATTGTCAAACGAAATTTACGAGTTACAAACAGAACTAATTGCTGTTGATGCAAAGGTTGCTGGATTTCAATCTGAACAACAAACAAATATAAATTCTTTAAAAAGAGAGAATTTAGAAATAACAAACAGTCAATTAGAAAGTGAATCTAATTTAGGAGTAGAGCGTAAAAGGTTTAATGCTGAATTAGTAGGTGATGAACTTTTAAAACTTGAAAGCCTAAAGGAAATAGATTTACTATTTCAAGAAAAAGAAAAACTACGTTTACAATCTATTATAGATATTGCTAACTTAGGCACACAAGCTAAGGTAGATGCACAAATTGCTTTAGATGCTTTTATGGAAGAATCAAGGCAAACAAATCTTACAAGAGATATAGAAATTGCAAAAGAAGAAACTGAATTAGCTAAAAGAAAGATAAGAGAAAAAGGAATGGTAGTAGATGCAATTTCACAATTTGCGGATGCTGAAAGCGGAATAGGGAGAGCTTTATTAATAGTAAAACAAGCCTTAGCGCTTCAAGAAACCATAATGGATTTAAAAAGAATTACATTTAAAGGTGTTGAAGCGGTAGGTTCTGCGGGTGTTTCAACTGCTCAAAATGTTGCTGAAAGTTCAAAGATTGGTTTTCCACAAAACTTAATTACTATTGCGGGTGCTATTGCACAAGGTGTAAGTATTGTAAGTTCAGTTAAGAAAGCAGTATCTAAAACAAAAGCAGCTACAAATATTAGCGCACCTATTCCTAATATAGCAACTCCCTCAATACCTTCTTTACCCCCAGCTTTTAACGTTGTAGGTCAAAGCAGCACAAACCAATTAGCAAGCGCAATAGGTGGGCAATCTCAACAACCTGTCAAAGCATATGTAGTTTCTGGTGATGTAACAAATGCTCAAGAGATGGATAGAAATATAATTCAAGGCGCATCAATATAAAATACAAAAAGAATTAAAACTTTTATTATATAATTATGAAACTAATTGAACTAATTTTAGACGATGACGAAGCGATTGGAGTAGAAGCAATTTCAGTTGTTGAAAATCCCGCTATTGAATCAGACTTTATTGCTTTAAGTAATCAAGAAATAAAACTTGCTGAAATAAGTAAAGAGAAACGTTTGTTGATGGGTGCTTTATTGATACCTAACAAGCCTATTTACCGTAAGTCTGGTGAAGATGAGTATCATATATTCTTTTCAAAAGATACTATCACTAAGGCATCTCAAATGTACTTACAGAATGGCAATCAATCTAACTCTACTTTAGAGGCTTTATTAATAGTAAAACAAGCCTTAGCCCTTCAAGAAACCATAATGGATTTAAAAAGAATTACATTTAAAGGTGTTGAAGCGGTAGGTTCTGCGGGTGTTTCAACTGCTCAAAATGTTGCTGAAAGTTCAAAGATTGGTTTTCCACAAAACTTAATTACTATTGCGGGTGCTATTGCACAAGGTGTAAGTATTGTAAGTTCAGTTAAGAAAGCAGTATCTAAAACAAAAGCAGCTACAAATATTAGCGCACCTATTCCTAATATAGCAACTCCCTCAATACCTTCTTTACCCCCAGCTTTTAACGTTGTAGGTCAAAGCAGCACAAACCAATTAGCAAGCGCAATAGGTGGGCAATCTCAACAACCTGTCAAAGCATATGTAGTTTCTGGTGATGTAACAAATGCTCAAGAGATGGATAGAAATATAATTCAAGGCGCATCAATATAAAATACAAAAAGAATTAAAACTTTTATTATATAATTATGAAACTAATTGAATTAATTTTAGACGATGACGAAGCAATAGGAGTAGAGGCTATTTCTGTTGTTGAAAATCCTGCGATTGAATCAGACTTTATTGCTTTAAGTAATCAAGAAATAAAACTTGCTGAAATAAGTAAAGAGAAACGTTTGTTGATGGGTGCTTTATTGATACCTAACAAGCCTATTTACCGTAAGTCTGGTGAAGATGAGTATCATATATTCTTTTCAAAAGATACTATCACTAAGGCCTCTCAAATGTACTTACAGAATGGTAATCAATCTAACTCTACTTTAGAGCACGATTCACAATTAAAAGGTTTGACGTTAGTTGAGTCTTGGATAGTTGAAGATAAGCAAAAAGATAAAACTGCTTTATATGGTTTAGATGTTCCTGTTGGCACTTGGATGGGTTCTGTTAAAGTTGATAACGATGAGGTTTGGAATAGTTACGTTAAGACGGGTAAAGTAAAAGGATTTTCAATTGAAGGATATTTTGCTGACAAATTAGAGAAACCTAAAGCAGAATTATCAGCGGATGAGAAAATTATAAACGAACTTAAAGAACTTTTAAAATGAGAGCGGTTTACTGTAAATGCTTAAATACTTATTCAATTGAGTGTAAACAAAACGAAGTAAAAGGATGCGATGCACCAGATTATTGGAAGCAAGGAATAGGTTCTATTTATAAAGTAGACGAAGAATAGTAATAACCAAAATGCAAAATTAAAACTAAATTTTATTATATAATTATGAACACAGAAAAAAAGATTATTAACAAAGTGAAAACTTTACTCGGCATAGAGATAAAGTTAGAGCAAATGAAACTAGACAACGGAGCGGTTTTAGAAGCTGAATCATTTGAAGTAGGTGCAGAAGTTTTTGTAGTTGCTGATGAAGAGCGTGTAGCTGTTCCTATTGGAGAATATGTAATGGAAGACGGAATGACTTTAAAAGTTGTTGAAGAAGGAATCATTGCAGAAATTGGTGAAGCATCAGCGGAAGAAGAAGTGCCAAGCGAAGAGCCAGTAGTTGAAGAAGAATTAGAAAAAGAAACAGCATCACCTAAAAAGATTGTAAAATCTATTAGCGAAGAAATGTTCTTTTCTGAAATCGAAAAACTAAGAGCGGAAATCAGCGAATTAAAACTTTCTAAAGAAGTTGAAAAAGTTGAGGAAGTTGTTGAATTATCAGCACATTCAGAAGTTGAAGGAATTACACACAATCCAGAAAAAGCAACTGCTAAAAGAGAATTACATCTTTACGGACAAAAAGCAAATAACACAATCCAAAATAGAATTTTTAACACAATAAACAAATAAATAAATGGCTACTACTACAAGTATTACTACAACTTACGCAGGAGAGTTTGCAGGAAAATATGTTTCTGCAATGCTTTTATCGGGTAACACAATTGCAAACGGATTAATCGAGGTTAAACCAAACATTAAATTTAAAGAAGTTTTAAAAAGATTAGAAATCGATTCTATCGTTGCTAACGCATCTTGTGATTTCGCAGACACTTCAACAGTTACTTTAACTGAAAGAATTATCGAGCCAAAATCTTTACAAGTAAATTTAGAGTTATGTAAAACTCCTTTCCGTTCTGATTGGGAAGCAGTATCAATGGGCTTTTCTGCTCACGACAACTTACCTAAAACTTTCTCTGATTATTTTATCGGTCAATTATCTGCTAAGATTGCAGCTAAAACTGAATTAGACATTTGGGGTGGAACTGCTGGTGCAGGTTCTTTTGATGGTTACCAAACTTTATTATTAGCAGATGCTGGTCACACAGGTGCTAAGAAAATTGTAGGTGCTGCGGTAACTGCTGCTAACGTAATTGAAGCTTTAGGAGATGTTATAGATGCAATTCCAGAACAATTATTACAAGATGAAGGATTATATGTTTACGTTGCAAATAACGTATTTAGAGCATATAAAAGAGCGTTAGGTGGATTTGGAGCAAACGGATTAGGTGGAAGTGGTTTTGATAGTCAAGGAAACAACCAAGACATTAATGTTACATTATTTGACGGTATCAAAGTTGTTGCTGTAAATGGTTTACCATCTAACAGAATGATTGCAACTACTAAATCTAACTTATATTTTGGAACTGGTTTATTAGCAGACCATAACGAAATCAAAGTTTTAGATATGGCAGACATTGACGGAAGTCAGAATGTAAGATTTATCGCAAGATATACAGCAGCAGTACAATACGCAGTTGTTGAAGATATTGTTTCTTACGGTTTAGCATTGTAAAAATTAATTAATAATAATGAAATGAAGGGTAGGTAGTTTTCTACTTGCCCTTTTTTTATAACTAAAAAAATATAAAAATATGGCTTGTTTATTAACAACTGGTAGAAGTCTAGGTTGTAAATCTAGCGTGGGTGGTTTAAAAAACATCTACTTTGCTGATTATGGAACTTTAGGCGCTGCAACAATTGTTGCGGGAGAAATTACAGTGATAGCAGGGTCACCTGTTTGGTTTAAATACGAAATAAAAGGAAATTCATCTTTAGAAAATACAATTAATTCATCTAGAGAAAACGGAACTACCTTTTACACGCAAACATTGAATGTTACTTTGCCGATATTAGACAAAGCAACTCAAGAAGAAATTAAAATATTATCTGTTTCAAGACCTCACGTAGCAATTGAAGATTATAACGGAAACTTCTTTTTAGTTGGTTTAAATAACGGAGCGGAAGTAACTGGCGGGACAATTGTTTCGGGTGCTGCTATGGGCGATATGAGTGGGTTTACATTAACATTAGAAGGACAGGAAACTGCTCCAGCTTATTTTGTAGTACCTGCGGTTATCACTGATGATGTAAGTGCTACGGAAATTGACCCAAACGCATAGTATAATTAA